AGAAGGTCGTTGGAAGCGGCAAGGGCGTCAGGAAACCATCAAGGACATGAATGATGAGATTAACAGGCAAATCGAACTTGGTGAGGCTGCTATCATTATCATTGATCCTGTTCGCGCTGAACGGATGCGCGACCGTTTCGACCGTTCCCGTAAATAGCTATTGCGCTATTACGAAACCCATCAGTTACGACGCAAAGCAAGACACGCCCGAAACGGTAGCTGAAGTCGAGCTGCATAATAGTGTTTTCGTTTGTCTTTGTGAAAATGACTGCCCGAAAGGGAAATAATGCCAAAAGACATTAAAATAGACCAAGGTCTGTATAAATATTGCACGCCCAGACAGCGCGAAATTTTAGAGACGATTGAGCGATGCGGTAGCGCAAAGGCGGCATCATTAGAGCTTGGCTTAAATATTGCCAGTGCAAGCGAAACATATCTAAAAGTTAAAAACAAAGCCGCAAAGTTTGGCTATTCCCCTGAGCATGATTTCACCCGACCTGTCCCTGAAGGCTATGTAGCTAAGGGCGTCAGCACCTATTACAATGCTGAAGGCAAACCAGCAGGACAATGGGTTAAAGCATCACTGAGCCATGAAGCGCTTGTAGAGGCTATCAGGGAGACTATTGACGGGTTTAAGGATGACATACCACCCGCAAGTGTTATCGTTGCTCCAGCGGCTTGTGAGGAGCATCTGTGTAACCTTTACACATTCACGGACTATCACCTTGGGATGCTAGCATGGCATAAAGAGGGCGGCAGCGATTGGAATATATCCATTGCTGAACAAATCATTGCTGCGGCATTGGCAAAGATGATTGACCAAAGCCCTAAAGCGCACACGGCTGTGATAAACATTCAGGGCGACTTCCTGCATACAGATGGCAAGACACCCGTCACGCCAGCGTCAAAGCACGTTTTAGATGCTGACAGCCGATTCCCAAAGATACGGCGTTCCGCGATTCGCATCATTCGATCACTTGTAACAATGTCTTTGCAGCGCCATCAGGAAGTGCATCTGATTATAGCTGAAGGGAATCACGATGAGGAAAGCGCCGGATGGCTGGCTGACCTGTTCTCCGTGCATTATGAGGAGGAGCCTCGCGTAACTGTCAATGACAGCGTGCTTCCGTTCTATGTGTTGGAATGGGGCAATACGATGCTAGGCATTCATCATGGCCATAAAGTCAAGAACGAGAGCCTACCGCTGCTGTTTGCAGCACAGTTCCCGCAAGAGTGGGGCAGGACTACCCGCCGCGAGATACACTGCGGACATCGCCACCACAGGGACGAAAAAGAGTATAACGGTGTAACGGTAGTTCAGCATCCAACCTTGGCAGCGCGTGATGCCTATGCTGCGCGTGGAGGATGGATTGCGGATCGTGCAGCCTGGGCAATAACGTATCATAAAAAGTACGGAGCTGTAGGGCGTGTGATGGTGACAACTGAAATGTTGGAGACTGTGTGATGTTTATTAAGATCGTGAATAGTGAGCGTGACTTTGCCCAGAACGGGCCAACTGGTATCACAATTAACACTGGCACAAGATATTTTGCCGCTGTCTTACTGCAAGAATATTATGAGTTTTGGCGTTATGCGTTCTGGTTCTGGGTTGCTCCTGCTGCCATCGCTGTTGCTGGATATTTCATTTATCCGCTATTATCGTTGGCTAGCCTGATTCTAATGGTGCTGGTTGGTTCAAAAACAATTAAGTTTGAAGACCGTGAGGCAATGGGCCAAGCTATCGAGATTGCAGCCATTAAGGTTTTCTATGGGCGCTTGAACATGGACAGCGAATATCGGCTGCAAGCGCGGTCTCTGATCCGCAAGGACAGTCCGTATAAAGCAAAAGGCTACTGGTCTGATATACCGGCTATAGACCCAGCTGCGTACACAAACGACATGGCGATAGCTGGCGTATCAGAGCCAAGCATTGATAAGATGATTTCTAAGCTAAAGGCTAAGGCCCCTGCTGCGGAGCGCTATGTCAAGAAGCATTGGGACAAACTACGCAGCTGGCGTACTTTAGGAGCTGAAAGCAAAGGCTATTAAATCAGCTTATTGCTTATCGTTCGCTTAATTTCATCTTTGTGCTTTGGCTTATCTTTTTCCACCGCTTAGGCGTCATGGTCTGGGCCATTACGGTTGCTTCACGCTCGGTTCTGGCGATAACGTGGATCAGACCTTGGTGCGTGGCTGTGTAAGTGCGCGTCACTTCAATGGTGTAGGTCTGTAAGGGTTCGTTCATTAATCTTCCCGAACATAAGCCAGCAACCGCTTCAACGCCTTGATGTCTTTCTGGTATTGCTTGGCATCTTCTGGGTGGACGTAGCTATGTGCTGCGTTGTGCTGCACCGTCTGCAAAGTATCCTTTAGCCACACACGGACAATTCCGTCTAGATGAGCTATATCTAAACTTATATCAATCATCATTTGCTTTGCTCCTGTAGTGCTGCGCGGTCCTTTAGTGCGCGAATGTCTGCTGCAATCAGTCCGCATATCGGATTATTGCCTTCACCCCATGCGTGTTCGTATTGCTCGGCAATCGTGGCGCATCGCTCAATCAGCGCATCACGATAGCGCGTAAAACACTGCACCAGATAGTCATCTCCGTTGATGCCTATTTCGTCCAGCCTCCAAGGGCCTGCGCCTTGCAAGTATAACTTGGCAGCATTGATGGGGCAGGCGTCAGTCATTTGCCCTGCTCCTGTTCCTTACGGCGCTCTGCAAACGTCTTTCCGTCCACGCCTCGCAATGGCCATGCGCTTTCAGAGGATACACGATGGTTCTTGCCCAATGGAGCTGCTTGTTGCGTTTTAATCATGACCAGGCCACGTTTTCTGTAGCGAACATAAAGATGACAACAACTAGCCATATTGTGACCAGCCAAAACTGGGTTTTGGATATTTTCTGCATTTGCTTACTCCTTAATGGCGGGGCGATGCCCCTGTGGTTGATGCCATCTTATAAAAACGCCTTAATTATATGTAAAGCGTTTTTTGCATAACACATAAAAAAGACGGGCCGCACCCCTGCTACCCGCCTTTTCCCTTATACCAGCAAGTGTTCTGGTATCTGTAAAATCCAACCATGTTGCTTGGATATGTTAACAAATCGCTCTTTATTTAACGTATGCTGTCCTGCAAGAAGCTGCGCCTTTAGCAGTGCTTTCGTTGAGTTGGAAATGCTTTCATTGCTTCGCTTGTTTAGTATTTCCATTTGCATGGTTATGGGCGGATGCTGCTTGTAGAGAAAGTCTACTCGTGGTGCAGATAATAGCATGGCTCACTCCTAAAATGGCACTGAATCGTCAAGGTCATCATCAAAGGTCGTATGCTGATTCTGACTATGTGAATTACTTACTTGGCTTGAACCAGCTTCAGATCGAGGCGCTGTATCAATGCTGCCAACGCGGACATTGAATTGTGGCTTGCCTTCGTATTCATCGTGCGTAAGTTCGCCTGATACAAATACCTTCGTGCCTTTCTTTAGGCTACCCGCAAACGCTTCCGCTGCCTTGCCCCACAAGCTGCACCGATACCAGACGCTGCCAGCATCCTTACCGAATCCGTTCTTGACGCCAACATTGAAGCTGAGAACCTTGCTGTCGCGTGTATCACGCAACTCGGCATCTTTTCCGACGTTTCCTGAAATTGTGATTAACTGCATGGTATTCTCCTTATCCGCCTAGGGCGTTCATGTATGTTTCAAGCAGGACTTCGTATTCTGCCCGTTCGTGTTTTTCCATCTTGCGAAGGCGGATCACAGCGCGAAGGATTTTAACATCGTATCCGTGAGACTTTGCCTCGCTGTAGATTTCTTTAATGCTATCTGACACGCCTTTCTTTTCTTCCTCCTGGCGTTCAATGCGCTCGATCAGCAAGCGCAGCATATCGTCAGTATTATCACTCATATTCTTCACTCCATTTTACGTTGTGTTGCGCCCCATACGAATACACAAACTCAATTAAATCTGACATCTGGGCCTTGGTTAGCTTTGATGTTTTAAAGCCTACTGGGAAAGGCTGGTCGTTTAGGCCCATTGTGAACATCACTTCATGCCCTAATGCTGCCATAAATATACACTTCCAAACTTCTGGTATGTGATGCCTATCCTCTGGTGCTGCCCGACTAATGTCTGACAGCATAGCCCACATCTTTGCGTTCTGGTCGTCACTGCGCTTGGCTGCGCTAATCTTGACGACTGCATCTTGTGGAGCCTTGTCGATTAACTGGTGAGCCAATCTCCTTTGATATTCACCACGAAGCCAGACTGTCTGCGTCACTTGTCTTGAGCCTCTTTAATCTCTAAAAATTTATCGGCTAGTTTTTCTGCTTCAGCCATAAGATCAATGCCATGCATTATATAAAATCCTCTGTGTCCAATGGCCTCAACGCTTTCTTTTGGCCCCCATTGAATTTGATGATGCCTTGGGCAAAGCGGAACAACCCTGTCATCCCTTCGTGATGCTCGCCCAATTTTATCGGCATATCCAGTTACATGATGGATGGTAGATTGTGATCCACAGACCAAACATGGAAGTTCTGCTATGCAATTAAAGAATCTCTTTTTTTCTTTTGGTTTGATTCCCATGTCCGCCCTCTTTCTACACAACTTGGGAACCCAGTCCGTCCATGCGTTTCTAAAAAGCCATGCGCTTCTTCAGCTTGTTTTCTGGCAGCGCAGGCATCATCAAATTTATCAAACATACCAATAAATATATATTTTTTATTAACCGTAATCTCGGCTTTCCATTTACCCGTTTTTTTATAAAAGCAGACGCCGATTCTTCCACTCGTATTATTTGACGGAAGCTTTAAGTTTCGGTGGTTAACTGAATTTCCAACATCTCTTAAGTTGTCCAAGCGATTGTCATCTGTCTTTCCATTAATATGGTCAATTTGATTTTTGGGCCATTCTTGATGATGCATTGCCCATATTACTCGATGGGCAAAATAGTTTTTTCCCATAAGCCGAAGTCCAACATATCCGCGTTTATTAGATGTTATTTTTTTATTGGCATATCTGGTGTTCCAAATCTTCCAAGCACGTTCATCGCAGAACATTTTTAAGGGCCGTGGTTTCCAGCTTAAAAGACCTGTTTCATAATCATATGAAATAAGTTCCTTTAAAACCTGTGGATCAATGTCGTCTTTGTATGTCATGTTCGAACCATACACACTCAATCCCTACTTGGCAACCTCAATCGCATCTTCAAGTTCCAGGCTATACTCAGCAACGTAAGATGATTCGCCCCAGCGATTGACCACCTCAATCTTTTTGGTTTTAATTTTATGCCCAGCCTTTCGCAGATCGTTAATGCGCGATGCAAGGCGATAGATGCCAAGGTCATTCAATGCTGTCATTGGTCTGATTGGCCCAACAGTAAGCAAGTGATCGAAAACTCTTTCGTTCTGTGTCATGATTGGTCTCCTAGTTTTGATAACGCTTTTACGTCTTCATCGACTTCTACAAGAAATTCGGCAACCTCTGATTCCAGAATCGCCAGCATATCGTTGTCGCGCTGCACCCGCTGGATGTAAAGCATAAGATGGTCTGGCATCCGTGGATCGAAGCTCACAAAATCGCACCACTGCCTATCAGCGCAAGCCATCTGCCATTGCATTTGGAGCAGATATTTGTGTGCAATTTGATTGGTCTTGAGCACTTCTATGTGTGTGCTGCTGTTGGGACATTTTATTTCCAGGCAGCCATCGTCGCCCACAAGCCCGTCAGGGCTGGCGTGAGAGCCAATAATGGTCGGATGCTTATATAGCCCTACCTCAGTGACATCGTGGCCTGTGACGAAGCTGTAGGCGATTCTAGCCTCATCTTCCTTTTCCACTCCCCAGATCATAGCTGCGCTGCTAAAGCCTTCCTCCTGCTGGCCTGTGAGACGTTCAACCACAAGCTTGGCACGAAGGTTAGCGCGTGACGCTCCCCAGCCTGATTTGGTCTTGGCTAGTGCGTCTGCCAGTTGGGAAGCGCCAAGGCTTCCACAACGTGCTGCATACCATTCGCTGGAACGCTGGATAATAGCTGCGTCTGTCATGCCAGCTTCTTTTCTAATGCAGCCTTTACCGCATCGAAGCGGGTTTCCTGCAATTCCTTGAGTGCGTCGATTTTGTAATGCTTGCAGAGCAAATCCATGTCGGTCTTGGTTTCGTCTACCAAGGCTTGCAATTCTGCAAACTGTTTGTCGCTGATAAACTTGATACGCGGCGCTGGTTCGCTCTTGCCTGTGGTGGCATCCAATGCGTCATGCTCGACGATGCAAAGGGCTGCTGTCCAGAGGTAGCGTGTTGAGTAGGTCTCACAAGCGCCAATGTTCTGTATCTCGTGGCAGCCTTTAAGATTGGCTGAACCCATTGGGCTGTGAATGATTACCTGTGTCCCATCCTCAACATCAACGATGTGCATCGACGCTGTGGTTTCCGAAAAGCTTATGATCGCGCACAATCCGACATCGTTAAAGATGCGAAGGGCTGGAATCACAAAGTCGGAAAGCTCGAAATATTTGTATCCAGCAAACGTGTTTTGACCGGACTTTTTGAGCGGTAATGCGTGGAAAGCAATCCGCGCTTCGTTAATCTTTTTATGCACTGGCATTGTGGTATCTCCTTTTATTTGCCAAACCCCTTGTAATCAATTTACCAAAGATTAAAAGCGTTTTTTATCACCAACCGAAAGAAAGTTTAATATGACCAATGTAGAGCAAGCGATTGCAGACTTTTACAGCCTCGCAAAGTCGCATAAAATCAGAGCGTATCAGATAGCAGAGGAAGCTGGTATTACTCGCGTCACGTTATCTAATTGGAAGCGCAAGCGCAACGAGCCGACACTTGGCGCATGGCTGCTGGCTACTGGTGCACTGGATCGCCTAGTTACCAAGAAACTGAACGTATGAAACGCTTCGGCAAATACCGCGCTGTTAAGTCTCAGTGTAGGGCTGGGCATACGCACGATAGTAAACGTGAGGCTATCAGGTGCAACGAGCTTCATGATTTACAAGCAGCCGGGGAGATAAGCGACCTAACGATTCACCCGCAATATTGGTTTGTTATTGGTGGTCGCCAACTCAAGCATCCCAATGGTAGGCGCGTTGGCTATAAATCTGATTTTGAATATATCGAAAATGGTATGCTTGTGACTGAAGATGTAAAGGGAGTCGTTGTCAGGGATTGGCCTTTGCGCCGTGCTGTCTTTAAGGCGCTATTCCCTAATCACCTTCTGCGTGAGACCAAATAAAAAAATGGGTGACCGAAGCCACCCAAGTTCGTTTCGGTAAGGAGTACCAGGGCGCAAGATACGCTGATAGCGTATAGCAGGTCAATCACCCGCAAAAATTATCTTTTACAAATATGTATTTTGAGTTATGTAAGAGCGAGCGGGGAGTGCCGAAGAAGGGAAAGGCACTCAACCCGCTCTAACAACGCCTATCAAGAGGAGGCATCGCTATGTTGAGTAATACACGCCACAGAACTATCGCGCAAGGGGCTTTACAATGAGCCGCCATAGCTTTGATCCGCTTATCGCAAAGCAGGTCGGCTTGAACGCCGCCACAATATATCAAAACATATTATTTTGGGCTGAGGTCAATGCAGCCAACAATAAGCACATCCATGATGGATATATCTGGACTTATAACTCAATCGTCGCTTTCGGTGAGTTGTTTCCATATCTGACACTAAAGCAAATCAGGACGGCTTTAACCAAGCTAGAAGATGACGGATTGATTGTTAGCGGCTGTTATAACAAGTCCGCTTATGATCGAACAAAGTGGTATGCGCCGACTTGCCCACTAGGAAAATCCGACTTGCCCTCAGAGGCAAATGAAATTGCCCAGAAGGGCGAACCTATACCAGATATAAACACAGATAATAAACCATATGTAATTATAGAGGGGTATCCCCTCTGGTTGCCAATAGAGGCTTGGCAGGGTTGGGTGGAGATGCGGAAGCAACGCAAGCGTCCACTAACCGATAGAGCAAAGACAAGGGCGCTCACCAAGCTGGAAGTTTTGCACTTAGCAGGACATGACATCAACGAATTGCTAGACCGTTCGACAATCAACGGCTGGCTGGATATATACGAACCGAAAGGCAAGACGAATGCAGGAAATAGCCAACACGCAACAGAGCCAACTAACCCAATGGTCAGAGCCGTCCTTGCCAGCCAAGCTAAACGATCTGCTGATGGGGAGCGATTTGCCGACGATTGGGCCTAAGTCTGCTGAGACATTGCAACAGTATGTGGATGCGCCGCGCCCACCAATGCCAGAGCGTGAACAGGTCGAAGTGATGATTGCCAAGCTTGCACTAGCCACTGCCAGCCAGAAGCGCAGCCAGGATGAAGAATCGGAGCGTCTGGAATTATACTGGATGACATTACGAATCTATCCACTGGTCGATCTGCGAGGCGCGTTTCTTAAACTGCTACGGACTTGCAAGTTTATGCCAACCCCTGCTGAAATAGATTCCGTTGTGCAGGAAGAAGGCAGGGCGCGTAGACGCAAATTGATGAGAGCAGAATATCTATTGATGCTGCACCACAGAGATTATATTCCGCCACAAGAATACGTTACGGCTGAAGAACTAGCAGAACTGCGGAGTAACCTTCAAATTGGTCAAGGCTAACAGCAGCGCGGCAACCAGCTTGATGTGCGACCTGATAAAATATGACTTCGGAAGCATATCTCTGGATGATATACGAAAGAACTGGGCTAAGGGGCGATACAAAGGCGCACCCGAAGCCTGGGCGATTGCCGCGATTGAACACGCAAAACGGCAAAAATCGTAATTAAATGAAAAATACGCTTTACAGAATAAATATCCCTTTTTATAAGAGGGCATCAGCAAGGGAATTATCCCGCCAACAAGGAGACTGATATGACAATTACCTTATCTCAATTTGAACGCATCGATGGGCTTTTGACCAAGCAGATTCGTGCTGGCCAGTTTGAAACGTGCGCTGATCCCCGCCAATACATCATCACAAGCAACATACTTCTAGATGCTTGCGCTGATGCGATGGGCCATGAATTTACAGAACGCTACGCAAGCGCAGAAGATTGCGCTGCTGCTATCGTAACACAGGCATTGCTATGCCCTGACTTTGTTGGAGATGACGCATGACACAGAACCTCACACAATTAGCGCAAGACGCTATCGACGCACTCAATGCTTACACCGAAGAACATAAGCGCCAGAAAGAAGAATGGGTAGCATCGCGTTACGCAATGTCTTTTAAGGGCAAGGCTTTCGGCATTAGCGACGAACAGGAGATTGAGCTTCTGACCGCTATTGTTGATTACGACGATGACGCTGCTGGAACACTGCAAGAGCTGATATGGCAAACAGAGTGCGACCACAGCGACGATAAAGCTGATTATCGCTATGACGAAATGCGTAGCCGTGAATTGTTAGGGAACCAATGACACCAAGAGAAAAGAACCTCGCAGAAATTGACGCAATCGCACAAGAGCATTGCTTTACCGTAGAGGACATTTTAGGAAAAAGTAAATTCAAGATGCTGGTCAAAGTAAGGCGCAAATGCGTTGTTATGCTGCACGAAAAAGGCTATTCAACCACAGAGATAGGTAGGATTATGAAACGCGACCACAGCACTATTTGCCACGCGCTTCAAAAGAGTAGGGAAGCAGCATGACGCCTGCAAAGCTAAAGCTTGCCCGTAACCACATGGGCTACAGCGTGAACGAAATGGCAGATGCACTGCGCCTTTCACCAGCTAACGGCGGCACAACTATTCGCAAGATGGAATCCGGCAAGGTAAACATAACTGGGCCTATTATGGTGGCAGTCGATGCAATGCTAAAGGGCTATGACCCGTTTGAGGATGACTATGACACAGACGAATAGCTATCAGGTAGGCGGAGATCACTACGCATCAAAGGACATTCAGCCGTGGGATGCAATGCAAGCATGGATGACCAAAGAGGCATTCGCTGGTTATCTGCATGGAAATTGCATTAAATATCTGGCACGCTATCGTGACAAGAACGGCATTGAGGATTTAAAGAAGGCGCAGCACTATCTGTCAAAGCTTATTGAGTTGGAATATGGACACGGTGATTAAGATGTTCTAAAAGGTTATCACCAGACCTTATTGGAAGCTGAGATGACACCAAAGATTGAAACGCGCTTAGTCGCAGACCTTATCCCTTATGCCGCCAACAGCCGCACGCACAGCGATGCACAGGTGGCACAGATCGCAGCCAGCATAAAAGAGTTTGGCTGGACAAACCCAATCATAGTTGCAGGCGATGATACAATCATTGCAGGGCATGGGCGTTTACTAGCAGCACGAAAGCTCGCGTTAGTAGAAGTGCCAGCGATTGTCCTTGACCATCTAAGTAAGTCACAGCAACGCGCCCTAGTGATAGCAGATAACCAACTCGCCCTAAACGCAGGGTGGAACATGGATATGCTGAAGGCGGAGATTGAAGACCTACAGTTAGATGACTTCGACCTAAACATCCTTGGCTTTGACGATAAGTTCCTTGATGGATTGCTGGAGCCAGAACCAACAGCAGGGCTGACCGACGAGGACGCTGTTCCTGAAGTGCCTGAAACACCAAAAACGGTATTGGGTGACGTTTGGGTGCTGGGCAATCACAGATTGATGTGCGGGGATAGCACAAGCATAGATGCTGTCGATAAGCTGATGAATGGCGCAAAGGCAGACATGGTATTTACCGACCCGCCATATGGAATTGCTTACAGTAGCTCGAAATTTGACGGCAATAAGTCTGGTGTTACAAATAAGCGCAACAAGGCTGACATGATAATTGGGGACGGTGATGACTTTGACCCGTCGTTTTTGCTGGAAATGTTTAAGGGTGCAAAGGAGTTTTTTGTTTGGGGTTATCAATATTACCCAGACAAACTGGGCCGTGGCGGCATTATTGTATGGAATAAAAAGAAAGAAACAGAGGCTGCAAACCCACATGGTGATTTCGAACTTTGCTGGTCGCGCAAAGAGCGAAACAAAATGTGCTGGCTTCAATGGGGTGGTTTCAAAAATAAAGAAAAAGGCGAGGAAAGGTTGCACACAACACAAAAACCAGTGGCGCTTGCTCTTTGGTTTTTTGATAATTGGGGTAATGGGCTTAAAACAATTGTTGACCTATTTGGTGGCTCCGGCTCTACGCTCATCGCTTGTGAAAAGACCAATCGCCACGCTCGCCTGATGGAACTCGATCCAAAATACTGCGATGTGATCATCAAGCGCTGGCAGGACTTCACTGGGCAACAAGCAATTCATGCAGAGACTGGGGAGGCGTTCAATGGCTCACGTTAAACTGACAGCAAAACAGGAAGCATTCTGCCAAGGCATCGCTGATGGACTAGGACAAGCGGATTCATATCGCGCTGCTTATGACGCTGAAGGAATGAAGGATAACACGATATATCCTTTGGCTTCGAAGCTAATGAAGAACGACAAGGTTGCCGCAAGAATATCTGAGCTGCGTGAAAGTGTCCAAGAGAAGCAGCTTTGGTCGCGTGAAATGTCTGTTAAAGCACTTGTGCAAGCTTATCGTGAAGGATCTGGCTCGGTAAAGGTATCGGCAGTCAAAGAGCTTAACGCAATGCACGGATACAACGAACCTTCGAAGCTTAACATCAGTGGAAACATAATTACACGCATTCAGCGGGTAGTGACTGATGACAACGCTAAAGATTAAAACCCCGCGCTGGTTCAAGCCATTCCTCAATCCCAGCCGCTATAAAGGCGCACACGGAGGACGGGGAAGCGGCAAGAGCCATGCCTTTGCGGAAATGGTTGTCGAGTCTCATGTGATCGACCCAAAGCGCCGAACAGTCTGCGTGCGTGAAATACAGAAGTCATTGAGCCAGTCAGTCAAGCGCTTGCTAGAGCTAAAGATTGAGCAGCTTGGTGTGCAGGACTATTTTGAGGTTCAGGAGTTTCAGATTAAGTCACGCCACGGCGACGGACTAATCATCTTCCAGGGAATGCAAAACCACACAAGCGATTCCATTAAGTCGCTCGAAGGCTATGACTGTGCATGGGTGGAAGAAGCTCAGAGCCTATCGCAACGCTCGCTCGACCTACTGCGCCCGACAATCCGTAAGCCAGAGTCCGAGTTATGGTTCACATGGAACCCCAGCAAAGACACCGACCCTATCGACCTGTTGCTGCGCGGTGAGAACCCGCCACCAGATGCCATCGTTCAAGAGGTAAACTACAGAGATAACCCTTGGTTCCCTGATGTCCTACGCGCTGAGATGGAATACGATAGACAGCGTGACCCTGACAAATACCAGCACGTTTGGCTAGGCGGCTATCTTTCGAACAGCGAAGCACGAGTATTCCGTAACTGGAAGATAGAGGACTTCGAAACACCAGACGAAGCAACGCATCGCTT